GTGAAGAAATCCCACTGGCTAGGTGGGAGCTTGGAGAGCGGTACCGTGTCTGTCACAGATGTGGAGAGCAGGCCGCTCGGACAGAGCGCAGATCATGGACGGTGGTGCAGGAGTATCAGAAGGGCGGGTACATGTTCGTGACCGCCGACGCTGCTGCCCGCACACTGAGAGAAACAAACCAGAAAACGGTAAGAACCTAGAAGGAGAACCCAGATGAAACGACCAACCTTTCCCGCCGAGGCGCTGGAGCAGATTCAGACCCTGCTGATGGCCGCACTCAAAGATATTGACACATACATGGAGAACCCGCACCGCTATGAGCCTGAGTATTTCCGCAGTGTGTCGGGTGCGGTGGCTGATGCCCACCTGCTGACCACATGGGTCAAGGACACCTTGAGCTTCGACACTGGAGGCGAATGATGAAACATATGTATGTGTTTTTGAAGGGGAGGTTGATCGTCATTGAGACCAACCCCGAGTACGCCCTGCCGTACTGGCAACGCCGCCGAGCCATCAACGACCGAATCACATGGAGGTTTGTATGAAGAAGTTTTTTGTTCACATACCCGGCTGGGCGCATGCCATGACAGCCTATGGGATGAGCGCACGAGATGCCATCAACAGGTTCAAGCACCAGCATGGGATGGTGCGGATGCCGAAAAACTATGGAATATGGGAGGCTTGAAATGAAAAACTATGTGGTGTTGTATCGAGACGAGAAGGTAATGGCCCCTGCTGATCCCCCGTTTGGGTTCCAGTGTTGGGCTGAAGATGCCGACCATGCCGAGGAGCAGTGCCTCAATGCGTACCCCGAGGGGGGTATTGTGTGGGTCTGGCAAGGTGCAGAAGGTGTGGGCATGCAGCCTGCGCTGGATGAGTATTGGGGGGAATCATGAAACAACCCGAGGATAACAAGACCTTGGACATGTACGGCGGTGAGGGGGAGAGCAAACCTAAACCCAAGCCAGAGCGGTGCACATTCTGGATCGAGGTGCTGGACGGGAACAATGGGCTGAGCCTCATCGAGTGGCGAGGGCTGACCCGTACCCAAGCCGAGCGGATGAACAAGGCCACCGAAGCCCACCTGCCTGACAACGTGAAAGCCTATGGCTGGGAGGTAACAGAATGACAACCGAAACCGCATGGGGCCACCTACCCAACGCCCCACATATTGACCGCATCCTAGCCCATCTAAAGAAATACCCCCAAAAATGGGGTGCCGCTCGGGATGACGCTCGGGATGACGCTCGGGATGACGCTCGGGATACCGCTCGGGGTGCCGCTCGGGGTGCCGCTCGGGGTGCCGCTTGGGGTGCCGCTCGGGGTGCCGCTTGGGGTGCCAGTGCACTTATTGCTTGGGATGACGCCGCCGTCATGTTGACATATCACCCCGCCGCTATCGACACAATGGCCAACCTTGGTCACCCCGGTGCCCTATTACTTCAGCCAGCAGTTATAGCCATGCGCGAGGAGGTGACGGATTGACCTGTGGGTATCTGTCTGTTATAATGTAGTTTGTGTTAGTAAATCTGTGTGTAAGTTAACGCGGTTTCGTACCGTACGAAAGTGATTGAAAGGAAAACATCATGACCAATGTTGAAGTGAGCAAACTCTCGGGCGCTGCCCTGATCGTCAACCTGAACCTGTCCGTTTGGACTGCCCGTAAGCAGGATAAGCGGGTGGCCGAGGAGATCGACCAAGCCAAGAGCACCAAGACCCGTGCCGGTAACTACAGCAAAAACTTGTTGGCAGGAAGTGGCAAGCTGGAGGAGGTGACCAAACTCGCCAACGCCATCCGCACATGGCACTACACATTCACCCAACCTTGGGGTGACAACGGCGACCGCATGCTGCCCATGACCATGTTCACCGACTACCGTGCCCGACTGCATGACTACGAGAACCAGTTCAGCGCGGCTGTCAATTCATTCCTCAATGAGTACGACACGCTGGTGGCTGCGGCTGCATTTCAACTAGGCGACTTGTTCAACCGTGAGGACTACCCCACGCGAGAACACATTGTGGGTAAGTTCGGGTTCCGGTATGCCTTCACCCCCCTGCCAACATCGGGCGACTTCCGGGTGGACATCAACGAGCAGGGGCTCAATGAGTTGCGCGACCACTACGAGGGTGTCATGGCCGAGCGCACCAAGACCATGATGCAGGATGCCTGGGATCGGCTGTATGACGCACTCTCAAAGATGTCGGAGCGTCTGGCCGATGACGTAGACCCGCAGACGGGTGAGCCCAAGCGCAAGATTTTCCGCGACTCCCTGGTGGACAACGCGGTCGATGTGTGCAAGCTCCTCAAACATTTCAACACAACCAACGACATCAAGCTGGAGACCATGCGCCAACAACTAGAAGATGCCATGCGTGGTGTGGACGCGCAGTCCCTGCGTGAGTCCGACATGCTGCGTGAGCAGACCAAACAGAAGGTCGATGCCTTGCTGGATAAGTTCTCTCTGTAATCAACCCCAACCACCTGAAAGGAAACAACTATGTCTATGTTCAAGTCTCTGTCCCTCCAACAAACCGCTGACCTGATCGCCGCTGTGGGCGATGTGCAGACCATCCTCGCGCAAGGTGAGATGGGTATTGGCAAGAGCAGTATCCTCAAGATGCTCAAGGAAGAACCCAAGTTCAAGGACTACAAGTTCTGTTATGTGGACATCACCACTAAAGATGTGGGTGACTTCGTGGTGCCAAAGATCAGGACGCTGGACGGTGTCGAGGTGTGTAGCTTCATTCCGAATGAAGAGTTCGGCATGCACTTCGTTGACCAGCCTGTGGTCATCATGCTCGATGAGTTGGGCAAGGCCAAGGGCGGTGTGATGAACGCCTGCCTGCGCCTGATGCAGGAGCGCCAGCTTGGCACCTACAAGTTGCACCCCAAGTCCATCGTGTTTGCGACCACTAACCTTGCGGTCGAGGGTATTGGTGACAACGTACCACCGCATGCCCGTAACCGTGTGACTCAGGTGCGCGTGGCCAAGCCCACGGCTGAGGAGTGGATGACCTACGCTATCTCTCAGGGCGTCAACCATACAGTGATTGCCACGGTGCGTGAGTACCCGGAGATGCTGGCCTCATTCGAGGACTACGAGTCCCCGCAGCAGAACACCTACATATTCGACCCGCGTGATGTGCGGCTGTCATTCGTGACCCCTCGCTCACTGGAGAAGGCGGGCTATATCGTGGAGCGTACCGCCATCTTGGGTAAAGATGTTATGGCGCATGCGCTGAAAGGTACTGTAGGGGACAAGGCTATGCACAACATCCTGACCATGATTGACCTTGACGCGCAGTTGACCGACTGGGACGACCTGATCAAGAACCCCACGTCTGTGCCTGTGCCCAACAACGGCGCGGCTGCATGCATGCTGGTGAGTAAGGCGGTGCAGCGCATCCGCAAGGAGACGGTGGGTGCGTGGATGGAGTTCCTGCCTCGGCTGTCCAAGGAGGCGCAGGGTTTGTTTGCCCGCAGCGTCATGCAGGACCGTTGCCCGAACCGTGAGGTGGCAGCGACTAACACTAAATTTGCTCAGTGGGCAGCGCAGAACAACTACATGTTCGCCCGCCGCTGATTTGTTTCGTACCGTACGAAAGGAGGTAACTATGTTTGTGACTCAGATAAACCAGATGACTGCGCTTCAGCGCATCGAGCGTGCGCACGTTGAGTTGATGGCCAACAAAGATACTATGGAGTATGCGGGCGTCATCATGGTGGGTAAGTACACGGTGGACCCCGATGTGCCTACGGCCTGCACCAACGGCATCGACTGTCGGTATGGCAAGGCGTTCGTGGAGAAGCTCAGCGAGTCTGACCTGCGTGGCCTGATCCTGCACGAGAACCTGCACAAGGCGTTCCAGCACACGTTCTTGTGGAAACATCTGTACGAAGATGACCCACGGCTGGCGAACATGGCCTGTGACTACGTGATCAACCTGATCATCAAGGACATCGACCGGGTGTCGGGTGGGTTCGTGACACTGCCGAAGCAGGGTCTTGTAGATGAGCGGTTCCGTGGCATGGACTCCCAACAAGTGTTTGATACGCTCAAGGAGGAGCAGGAGGAGGATGGTGGTGCGGGTGATGGTGACCCGCTCGATGAGCATGACTGGGAGAGTGGTGAGCAGTTACCCGAAGAGGCGAAGGAGCAGCTACGCAAGGAGATCGACCAAGCCCTGCGTCAAGGTCAGATACTGGCGGGCAAGATGGGCGGGCGACTAAGCCGCGAGGTCAAGGAGATACTGGAGCCCAAGGTGCGGTGGCAGGACCAGTTGCGTGAGTTCCTGTCGTCCCTGTCTGACGGTAAAGATATCTCCACATGGCAGCGCGTCAACAGGCGGTGGCTGCAGCACGACATGTACATGCCCAGCACACTGTCCGAGAGTATGGGGCGTATCGTGGTGGGCGTGGACACATCCGGGTCTATCGGTGGGCAACAACTCAACGAGTTCCTGTCTGAGGTCAAGGCCATATGCGACAACGTCAAGCCCGAGATGATCGACCTGCTGTACTGGGACACCGAGGTGGCAGCGCATGAGGTGTACTCCCGTGATGACATGGACAAGCTGGTGGGTAAGACCAAGCCAGCCGGTGGGGGTGGCACCGATGCAGCCTGTGTGCCTGAGTACATCAAAGAGCGCGGCATCAAGCCTGAGTGTGCGGTGGTGCTGACCGATGGGTATGTGTCATCGTGGGGCAAGTGGTCGTGCCCGGTGTTGTGGTGCATCATCAACGGCAGCAAGCGTAACGCGCCTGTGGGTCAGACCATTCATGTGGGCTGAGAACAGGTATCAAGAGAGGAGGCAGCGATGAGAGAAATGTGGAAAGAGTTGAAGACACACGAGGTTGTTGAGCGTGTGGCTTTGTTGGTGGCAGTCGTTGTGCTGCTGTTGGATGTTTTTATTTGGAGGCCATGACATGACAAAACTTACGCAAGATCGGTTTCAGTCCCGTAGCGATTTTGAGCGGTACGAACGGCACTACGACAATGCAAAACTAAGCGGCTGGACGGACTTCATTGACGATGCCATCCCGGTGATGCCGAAGCTGAAGAATTTTTTCCTTGAGTTTCGCCACAAGAAGCCAACGGCTGTCGCCGTGCCAGACCCCACAAGAGCGGGCGCGTCTGCCCAGATGCCAAACGGCCATTTCATAACGGTCTACAGTCGGCTGGGTATTGCGTTCGCTGAGGCCCCTGAGATTGTGGTGGGTGAGTTAGCAGTCACGACCACGGACAAGAGTGGTGAGGTCTACACGGTTCGCTCTGACACCATAAACAACGAGCGATACAAGCCGCACAACAACCTGTACAACCAGAAGTCCAGCAAGAATTTTGTGCCTGCCATCAAGACAGCGGTGCAGCACATCAAGCCCATTTCGTTTGAAGATGTAATGGACAACTCTAAGCCTGCGTTGTCAGTGGCTCGGGGGCAGATCAACGAGAAGTTCAAGGAGGTGATGCACATGATTGAGTGTGGGTATCGCCCAATCACGCCCGCGTTTCAAAATGCGTTCAGCGTTCTCAATGAAGAGGGCGAAGAGCTAAAACGCCTGCTCAACTACGCACCTACCAAGGTGTTTGTGTGGGCTCAGACCAACCGGGTCATCTATCAGTACGAGAACGACCCCGTACAGCACGTTGCCAACAGCGTCGATGAAGTGCCCGAAAATATCCGCAACAAGGTGATGGTGCTCCAGATCGGCAACAAACATTCGGCCATCGTGGACGTAGGCATCAAGGTCGATGACACAAAGTATTGGGTGTTCCTGTGAGAAATATCGTAGATGACATGCAGGCTGATCTGCTGTTCAACATGCTGGTAAGAGAGTTAGCTGCTGATGCCGACCCCGACATGCTCAGGGTTTCCGTCAATGACTTAGATAAATTTGACATTGTAGACTTTACAACCCCGAGCAAGAGTGGTAGATTCCTGTGGCGAAACGCTCCGCAAGAGAGCATACCTGTGTGGATCATCGAGGCGATATCCATGCTCCGCATTACAGAGCCACGCTCTGTTGTGCGCAATGTCGGCTTCAAGCTGACGGACAAGCTGTATTACATCATTGATAAGAGAGGTGACCATGAAACGAACTGACCCTTGGGTGCCTGTTGGGCATCCCGATTTCAAATGGACAAGCGGCGCTGACGTGCAAAAAACTTGGCGCAAGTATGGGTGGGTACCGCCCAGTGAGTCCCGTCCAGCACCACCACCGGAAGTTAAAGAGCCTGAGTGGATAAAAGTGCGGAGGGTCAAATGACTGAAGAACAACGCTGGCCCGAGCCGGTGTATCTCACCAAAGATCACGCGATCAACATGACGCTCAGGGACTATTTTGCGGCGAAGGCGATGCAGGCCATCATGACTGCAGGATATTGGAACTGGAAAGAACCCGGAGAAGATTCAGCTAGATGTTACGCAATGGCCGACGCCATGATCAAGGCGAGGGAGCAATGACTAACGATAGTCCGCCAAGCAGAAAAAGACTTGTTGAGCTTATGCAGCAAGCCGCAAACAACGGTAACGGTGTGCCTGACGCTGCTTGGGTTGTGCGTTTTTTGAACCTCTTGCACGAAGAGAACCCGCGATTTGCACAAACGCTTAGAGATGGTGTTGTGCAAAAACTGAAAGCGAGGGAGCAATGAACAACCCGTTTGACCTGAAAAACTACAAGCCACAGGTCAGCTACAACGATCTTGAGCGGTCCCGGCGCACGGCGTATCAGGCAACCCATGCGGTCAACAAGGCAAGGAAGAGCGGCGTAGAGCCGAGCAAGCCCTACACCGAGAAAGACCTGCCTTTTGGCAAGACGCCCGAGACCATGACCATCGACATGCCAGACCTGCCTGTACACAAACGCACGGCACAGAAGAGGAGGAAAGGATGACTAGCGCCCACTGGACCTACCTCATCTACATCATCCTCTGGGAGGGGTTGATCTTCGGGGGAGCCGGGTATGCCGTGTTCGTACTTGATCACAGCGGGTGGTGGATGCTGGCAGCGGCTTGTCTCGGAGCAATGGCGTACTCCCCGAGGAAGTGGATTCATGGAGCAGAGAAATGACTGACAGAGAGTTGTTTGAGAAGGCGCTGGAGGCGCTGGAATACGCCGCAGATCACATTGGTTGCCCTGATGACGACGACGCGATTGGAGTGGCGAGAAAAGCCCTGCGCGAGAGGCTGGCGCAGCCAGAGCAGGAGCCGGTGGCCAACATTCGTATTTGGCATAAAAACGGAGAACAACACGCTGAACTTTGGAATTGGGATAAAGGAATTGAAACATTGCCTGATGGCAATTACGACCTCTACACCGCCCCACCACAGCGCAAGCCGCTGACGGATGAGGAGATTGAGGTTTTGGCAAAAAAGCATAACGGCATTTACTACGATTGCGACATCACATTTGCCCGAGCCATCGAAGCCGCCCACGGCATCAAGGAGAACACATGAAACCATTGAGCAAACTACACCAAGAGGCAATCCTCAAGGCAAAGACCGAGCAGGAAAAGATCAAGGCTGCTGCCACTGCCATGATCGAAACGCCGATGGACATGATCCGCGCCATCCTTCTCAAGCACGAGCAGGCGGTCATTGAGGTGATGCGTGAGTTGGCAAAGGAGCGCGACAGAGCGCGGGAACTGCTGGAGCGTTGCGAGAACGAGATGCGCTACGC